ACCGTATTCAAAATGTAAATAAAATATCATCACAGAACTTTGTTGAGATTATTAAAAGTACATTTAACATTACAGACGTTAAAGTACATCCACCTAATACGGGACCTAATAAGAAATCAATAAGTAGCAAAGCATCTTCGAAATTTGATATGTTTGAATTCGAATATGAAGGTAAACAGACCACTTTACTTTTAGTAGGAGGAGCATCAGCTAATAAAGGACAAAAGTTTGAAAATAGAATTTATTCAGAACTTAAAGAAGCTGCAGGTTTGGATATAAACGATATAGAAAGTCCTCAAATCTTACAACTTCTAAGGTTCCTTAAATTAGATCCTAAGACTTACAGAAGTAGCGATGTAGCTCAAACAGGAGGAAAAGATACTAAAAGACCTCTGAATTTAGATGACGGACCAGAAGATACCGGTTCTACGATTTCTGATGTTGAAGTCAAAGGTCCTAGCAATACATACTACCTATCAATTAAAGATAAAACAGGAGACAATATTTACAACGGTGGGAATGTATCTAGTATAAGGTACAATGATGATAAAACAGCAGTTATCTTAGATCGCGATACTTTTAACGCAGATACAACTAAGGCCAGAATATTTAACATGTTTAGTATTGACCCTGAGAAACATGTTGAAGGACTAAATAACTACATAAAAAAAGCCGGTGAAGACCCAGGGTACATATCAGTAGACTTTGATAAAGAAAAGGTCACTAAAATGATTGGAGCAGCAGTTGATTTTGGATATGTCTATGTTAGAGAAGTATCAGACACCGCTCTCAAACTAATTGATATAGCAACAGCTGAGGATACTTACAAATTAACCGGTAGTCCAACGGAGGTTTTAATAAGATACGCTAATATAGTAACAAAAACTACTTCTGTATTAATAAATTTAGAAGGTTCAACAGCAGGATTCAAAAAAGTTTTAATAGAAATTCGAAACGCTCAAGGCGGATTAGATAAGCCTTCTATCAAGGCTAAGATTTTATAGTTATGGCACAAGACATAAAAAAAATAATTGCACAGGAGTATATTAAGTGTGCAAAAGATCCGGCGTACTTTATGAAAAAGTACTGTTATATACAACACCCTACTCGTGGCCGTATCTTATTTTCTCTCTATCCTTTCCAAGAAAAAGTACTACATTTATTTAGAGACAATCAATACCTTATTACTCTTAAATCAAGACAATTAGGTATATCAACATTAGCTTCAGCATACTCCTTATGGTTAATGACATTTCATAAAGATAAGAATGTTTTAGCTTTAGCTACAACTCAAGCAACCGCACGTAACCTAGTTACTAAGGTTATCTTTATGTACGATCAACTACCTAAATGGCTGAGACTTCCAGCATTAGAGAAAAACAAACTATCTCTCAGATTAAAGAATGGCTCTAAAGTACAAGCAAAATCATCTAATGCAGATGCAGCAAGATCAGAAGCAGTATCATTACTATTAATTGATGAAGCAGCATTTGTAGAAAACATTGATGAAACCTTTGCTGCTGCACAACAGACACTTGCTACCGGTGGGCAATGTATGGCCTTATCTACTCCTAACGGCATAGGTAATTGGTTCCATCAGACATGGGAGAAAGCAGAATCAGGAGAGAATTCATTTATACCTGTCAGACTACCCTGGACAGTACACCCTGAAAGAAACGAGGAATGGAGAGAACAACAGACTAAAGACTTAGGTCCTCGTATGGCAGGACAAGAATGTGACTGTGACTTCTTAGCTTCTGGTGAAACAGTATTTGAACCAGATGATATGTTATTCATAGAACAGACTACTTTATCTGAACCAATGGAAAGAAGAGGAGCAGACGGTAACCTATGGGTTTGGGAGGCAGCTGATTACGGTAAATCGTATATGGTTGTAGCAGATGTAGCTCGAGGAGATGGACAGGATTATTCTGCATTTCATATATTTGATGTAGAAAATTGCGTACAGGTAGCAGAATATAAAGGTAAACTATCACCTAAAGATTTCGGTAATGTACTAGTAGGAATAGCATCAGAATATAATGATGCACTATTAGTTATAGAGAATGCCAATATTGGATGGGCTACTATAGAACAAGCACTAGAACGTCAATATAAGAATCTCTACTACAGTACTACTTCTAATATGGAGACAGTTGAATCTTATATGTCTAAGTATGAGAGAGATAAGCTAGTACCTGGCTTTACAATGTCTGTTCGTACTAGACCTCTTGTTATTGCTAAAGCAATAGAATATATAAGAGATAAATCAGCAACAATACAATCTAAACGTTTACTCGGAGAAATGAGAGTATTTGTTTGGAAGAACGGAAAACCCCAAGCACAAACAAGATACAATGATGATTTAGTTATTGCTTTCGCAACCGCACTCTACGTTAGAGATACTGCATTAAAGTTGAGACAACAAGGAATGGATCTAGCACGAGCATCCCTCTCTTCTTTTACTAATTTAAATTCAAAAAACAAAGCTATTATACAAAATGTTGGTAGTCAGCTAGATAATCCTTATCTTATGAATACTAACAACGGCGAGAAAGAAGACTTCCGCTGGTTATTTTAGTTTAACTATTTATATAATACAAACACATTAACATGGCGAATCGCTCATTATTTAGTAGACTGTCAAGATTATTTTCATCCGATGTAATAGTAAGGAATATCGGAGGTGATCAATTAAAGGTAGTTGATACTAACAATATACAGAGTACTGGTAAATACCAGACTAACTCACTGATGGACAAATTTAGCCGTCTGTATATATACAACAATAAAAATATATTCAACCCCAATGTAAATTATCAGACATTAAGGATTCAACTCTATTCTGATTATGAAGCAATGGACACTGATCCTATCATAGCATCAGCTTTAGATATTCTAGCAGATGAAGCTACTGTAAAGAGTGATAAGAACGAAGTACTAGGAATTAAATCATCAGATGAGAATATACAAAGAGTACTATATAATTTATTCTACGATGTACTTAACATAGAATTTAACTTATGGAGCTGGACACGTAATATGTGTAAGCACGGTGACTTTTTCTTAAAGTTAGAGATAGCAGAGAAATTTGGTGTTTATAATGTTATTCCTTATACCGTATATAATATGGTAAGATTTGAAGGATTAGATCCTGAAAAACCTCAAGGTGTAACTTTTCAATTAGATCCTGATGGATTAGCTTCTTCTCAAGATCCTAATTATATACCTAAAAGAGATGCTAAAACAATACAATTTGATAACTACGAAATAGCACATTTTAGATTACTATCAGATACTAACTACCTACCTTACGGCCGTTCTTACTTAGAACCAGCAAGAAAGATATACAAACAAGTTACTCTTATGGAGGATGCGATGTTAATACACCGTATAATGAGAGCTCCTGAGAAAAGAATGTTCTACGTTAATGTTGGTAATATACCTCCTAATGAAGTAGAGAACTTCATGCAGAAGACTATTACACAGATGAAAAAGACTCCTTATGTAGGATCTGATGGTCAATATAACTTAAAGTTCAATATGCAGAATATGATGGAAGATTTCTATCTACCTGTTAGAGGAGGAGACACTTCTACCCGTATTGAGACTACTAAAGGATTAGAGTACGATGGAACTAACGATGTACAGTACTTACAGGCTAAGTTATTTGCTGCATTAAAGATACCTAAGGCATACTTTGGATATGAAGGTGATTTAAGCGGTAAAGCTACTCTAGCAGCAGAAGATATTAGATTTGCTCGTACAGTAGAAAGAATACAAAGAATTATAGAATCAGAGTTAACTAAGATAGCTTTGGTACATTTATACACTCAAGGATTTACAGGTGAGAGTTTAACTAACTTTGAATTAAAGTTAACTACTCCATCTATTATATTTGAACAAGAGAAAATAGCCCTATTAAAAGAGAAGGTAGATCTTGCAAACCAAATGAAAGACACTAAACTATTCTCTTCAGACTACATATATGAAAATATATTCGATCTATCAGAAGATGCTTACATGGAAATGAGAGACTTAGTTAGAGAAGATAGTAAACGACTATTCAGAATAGCACAGATAG